TGAATTGCTTGTTTCATCCAAATAAAAGCCGTTAGATGCGCTTGTGAATGACATCAACATTTTGGCTAAGTTGGTTGTGCTTGTAGCCCCTACCAGCCAGTTACCGCTGGAGTCGATACGAGCGCGTTCTGTGTTATTTGTGTAAAACCGTGTCCCTGTATTTTCATAGTTATACAAATAGGCTTCGCCAGAACTGTCTACACCAATCCAAAACCCGTCAGAAGAAGTCGCTCCAGTTATTCCGTTAGTTACTTGGATGCCTCCAGTGCTTGCTGAGTTGACATGAAGTTTTTGAACAGGAGAACTCGTACCAATACCTACGTTCTGTGATGTGTCAACGGTTACTGCTGTGGTTGTACCGTTTGTGCGTAATGCGAGACTTCCTGCGCTATCTACTACGCCATTGCCTAATGTTGTTTGTGTCATATTTTAAATACCTAGTTAAAAATTAAGGAGTTCCGTTAGAAACGATATTGGTTGCAGAAGTGATTACACCAGTTGAAGACATAGAAGCAATAGTTGTAGCGCCAAATTTGAATAACAATTTACCGCCAGACTCAACAATGGAGAAACCTGTAGTAACGAGTGATCCGGCTGAGCCTGTAGTGTTTTGGTTAAACGTAGGGAAACTTGTTAAAGAAGCTGCACTGCCTGTAGGAGAAAGCACATCAGCACCAATCACAAGGCCTAAGTTAGTACGTGCTGCTGAGGCTGTAGTAGCTCCTGTACCGCCATTAGCGATAGGTAACGTACCGTTAACACCAGCAGTCAAAGATACTGTATTCTTTTCCCACAGAGAAGTAGCGCTGTTGTAAACAATGGTTTGACCAGTTGTAGGACTCAAGGCGCTGACGTTATGCAGTTCATCAAGTTCCCAACCGTTGTTAATCATTACTTGAATCTCGCCCACAGTAGCGTGAGCACGAGTAACAGTACCTAGATATACAATATGCGTAGGAGCATTAGGCTTATTAGCAATACCGTAAACTTTACCGCCAGCTGTAGTTCCTGACAACCATACAGGATCACCCTCAGTAGCTGTAGACGTATCAATACCTGAAATAGTACCAATAGTAACTACGTAACCTGAACTACCGTTAGTCAAGGTAGACTCAAGAATACCTACAGTTGTAGCCGAAGTACTGTCTGCGTCAGCTTTAGCCAACGAAATCAGAGCATTAGCGCCTGTGGCTCCTGAAACGTAAACAACTGTACCTTTGGTAATGGTAGAACCTGTTGCGTTCTTAACTGTAAGCTTTACTTGAGTAGCGTAATTATCAATCCACTGTGTATTGTAGTTTGTGCTATCAACTTTTGAAAGAACTTGACCAGCAGTTCCGCCAGTTGGTACAGAGCCGATTACTACATCACCAGTTTGACCATTAACAGATGTGACTAAGTTAGTTTGGTCAATTTTTTGCCATGCTGAACCATTATAGATAGCCCAGTCGCCTACTTGCCAGTCAGTAATACCATTAAGATTCGTAGAACCAGCAACGCTTACCACATAATACCAGTTAGCTGTTCCTGAACTAGAAGTAAGCGTAGGTGTGTTTGTAGAAGCGTTCCAAGTACCTTTATATGTCAAAGTACCTGAGATAGCGCTAATCTGTGTCTGCAACGATGCAAGAGTATCTAGAACATATTGGCTAGTTCCGCCGCCATTGCCGATAACACGGATCTTTTCAGCTATGTCAAAAGGAACAACTTCACCAACATTTAGCTCTTGACCGTTAGTGAGAGCAATAATAAGGCTACCATCAAAATCAATGTGAGCGTTCTGAACACCAACACCATCTTGACCTCGTTCTCCCGCCTTACCATTTAATCCATCACGTCCATCACGACCGTCTTTTCCGTCTTTTCCGTTGATGCCATCCTTACCCGCTTTACCATCCAAGCCATTCTTACCGTCTTTACCATCTTTGATGGTCTTTACACGGTCTTCAACGATTTGAGCTGTACCTTCAACGCGCTTGAGCATATCAGCTTCGATACGCTTCAAAGCTTGGAGCACCAAGTCCACATTCTCAGCAATCTTTTGCTTTTGAACAGCTTTAGCTTCTTTAACGGAAGCTGTAACACTATCCAAAACAGCTAATTGCTGCTCTGGAGTCATGTTTTTCAATAGCACCTCTTGGGTAAGCTTCTTAATGTCCATTATTTAGCTTTTCTTGAAGTTTAGAGAGGAAATCTTCTTCCATTCCACCCATTTTGTTTCTGCTTTCGCTCATCTGCATCTCAACAATCTTAGATTTGTTCTTGATGTCAGCCTCTTTGAGCTGCAACTCAGCTATTTTAACACGTCTGTCAAACTCTCTGCTAGCTAATTCATCATTATTAGGTAGATTTTGAGTTAAAGAGGATGCAATTTTAGCTTCAACCTCTTTAGGTTTCAACTGAGCCTCAACCAAAGTGTTCATAGCCTCAGCTTTATTGCGTTCAGCTTGTGTCTGATTAACAGCAGTCTGAGCTTGGATAGCTTGCATCTGCAAAATCTGCTGTTGTTGCTGCATTGCTTGTGCTTGTGGATCAGGTTGAGCCATCTTATCGAGAGCTTCCATCATTTCAGCACGATTAGACAGAGAAGAGTTCTGAATCACACCCTTCAAGATCAAAGGCAATACTGGAGTGTTAGGGCCGAGGGTCTGCAAAAGAGCGATAAACTGTGATTGTTCGTACTCACGAGCCATGATACCCAAGGTAGCTGTAGGCACGAAGTTCAAATCAGCTGAAGGATAACGCTCAGGGTCAAACTGCATGAAGCGGAAAGCTGCCTTCTTGATGAAAGGAGACAGGAAATCCTCTTGGAAGTTAGTCAAAGTACGTTTGTTCTTCTTAATCAGCGAAGCCACAGCCATCGAGATACCGCCTTGAGAGGCATCACGAGAGACTTGGGAGATCATTCCGTTGGTGTCCATTGTGCCGGTAGCTTGGAGCAGCATACGCTCGAAGTTCTGAGCAGCAGCTGGAGCATTACCGTCAGTAGTACCGAACTTGAACGGCATCATGATCTCAGAAGGATTACCGTTGGTCAGCAAGGCTTTACCGGGCTTTACTTCAAACTTAGCACCACGAGGAAGACGAGTAGCGTCCATAGCGATCATGGGCGATGTGGTCAAAGCCAAAGAGTCCAAATATGCACGATATTGGGCATCGATAGCCTTCTGCATATTGTAAGCCTTCTCAACGACACCACGACCCAACAGGCGGTTAGGTACTGTATCGTCTTGGTAAGTCATGATTGGGCGATCCTTCATCATATAAGGATTTTCTTCAGACTTCAACAGCAAACTACCATTTCCAATAACGATGATTGCTTCCACCATGTCTGAGTACTCATCAGCTGCTGAATCTTCAGGGAAGAGATCAACAACGTCTTTCTGAGAACCAGTAGAGTCCAACAACTCACGAGGAACCAAGCCGTAGTAGGTCAGCATTGTGGCTTTACCGTCTTGGAACTGACGCACTTCTTGAGTAGCTTCCAAGCTGTCATCATCCATGTAAGGAGAGATGTCTACCTTGCGATAGATACCTGATTCCATACCTGCCACGATCTTATGCAAGCTCACAGGTTTTTCGATAGCAACGCCCATACAGTCATCCACCGATGTACCGTTAGGATCAAACAAGAAGTTCTTAGGATTGATAGGGTTCAGAGTAACGGAGATACGGTCACGTTCGACAACACCAATGGCTGCTTGACCTGTAATACCGGGAATAGGCTGAGTAGCTGGAATGTACTCTTTAGCCTTTTTAACGACCAATTCACCGATACCTGTACCGTAGATCTTAGCCATCAAACCAATCTGATCGATACTCTTACGGATTTTATCCTTGTTGAAGTCTTCCATCATCATGCGTTTGAGATCTTCAACGTCAATAGGATTACCGTTCACATCACGAACGTCATCTTCAATGTCAAAGAACTCACCTTGACCAAAGATAGCTTCCATAATCTCAGCGTGAGAGGTCTCCACAGCTTGTTGTGTAGCAGGGGAGATGATACGTGAACGCTCAGAGTCACGAGTAGAGTCAGTCTCAGCCCATTGACCACGGAAGATACGCTCATACTCTTCCCATGAGTCCATGTAGTTGTTATCACGGAAGTCACGCCAACGTTCAACGTGATCCATCACCCAAGATACTAACTCTTTGTCAGTCTCGGTAGGTTCCTCAAATTGAGGCTCGTCAGCGTTGTTATTTAGTTCTTCAGCCATGTTGTCCTTAATCTAAGGTAGAATCTTTGAACGGGTCTTCAAACTCGTCAAAATCAAAGTTGGAATTTTTAAGTGCTTGAGCCATCTTAATAGCCTCATATTTAACATCGTCAATAGGGCCACCAAGCTCTTGAGAATCACAGGTACGCACAGGGCTACAAGTGATGTCGTAAAGCATACAGTACGCTACTGGCTTACTTTCAATGTCCACCAACGAAGGATCAACC